GTGAATAGTACTGAACATTGTTACGATATCGTAACAAAACGACATTTTATTCGATTTAAGGAGGCCATAATGTCAGAATCAAGAAGTAAATTAGAAGAAATTCTTGAACTTCTCCTTGCTGAAGAGAATGAAAAAGCCGAAGAAATGCTACACGAATATGTAGTTGCTAAGGCTAGAGCCGAGTACGAAAGAGTGCTTGACGAAGATTCATCAGAAGAAGTAGAAGAAGTTGAAGAAGCAGAAGAATCAGAAGAAGAGGCTGTAGAAGAAGCAGAATTAGAAGTTGACGAAGTAATTGATCAAAGCAATGACTTTGAAGATGATATTCTTGCTGATGAAGAAGAAATTGAAGCCGATGAAGTAGGTGAAGAAGAAGAAGCAGAAGAAGAAGGCGAAGAAGAAATGGACGGCGACTTGGAAGACAAAGTTGACGAACTAGAAGACGAGCTTGAAGATCTTAGAGCTGAATTCGAAAAACTACTTGCTGACGATGACGAAGAAGTCGAAGACGGCGAAGAAGCAGAAATGGATGCTGAAATGGGCGACGAACTTGATCTAGAATCAGTTGAATACGATTTAGATGAAGAAGTTGCTGACGAAGACGAAGTTGTTGAAGAAGCAACTAAACTTCAAGACAAAGCACCAGAAGTTGCTAAAAACGAAAACCCAGACAACAAAGAATCATCACTTACAAATGCACCTAAGAAAACATTTGTAGTTGACGGTCAAAAAGCAGGCATCGAAAACAAAGATGGCGGCGAAGGTAACATGGGTGATAACAAACCAGCAGATCACACACCATCAGACAATATTAAAGTAGCGCCTAAAAAGGCATAATTGTACTTAAATAGTACTGTTTGGAGTAAACGATGGCAAGAAAGTTATACGAATATATGAGTCCTGAAGCATCAGGGGTTCAAATTATGGAATCCAATGATGGTAAAGACTTATTCATGGCTGGATTATTCATTCAAGGTGATGTAAAAAACCAAAATGGTAGAGTATATCCCAAAGATGAAATTCAAAAGGCTGTGGACAGTGTAAAGGCACGTTTACAAAAAGGTGAAACTGTTATGGGTGAGTTAGATCATCCAGAAGAATTACAAATTAACCTAGACAGAGTGAGTCACATAATCACTGATATGCATTGTGAGGACGCAAACGGTTTAGGCAAATTAAAAATCATAGAAACACCAATGGGAAATATTGCGAGAGCATTATTAAAAGCAGGGGCGAAACTGGGTGTATCAAGTAGAGGTAGCGGAAACGTTAACGAAAGTGGACGTGTAAGCGACTTTGATATAGTAACAGTTGACATTGTGGCCCAGCCCAGTGCACCAGATGCCTACCCAAAGACAATCTATGAAAGTTTATTTAACATGCGTGGCGGTGCTCAATTATTTGATACCGCTGGTGCATTAACACACGATAAAAGTGCAGAAAAACATTTGATGAGGGCTATCACTGGTTTCATCAAAGATTTAAAAATATAAGTAGGAGACTACGATGGCAGTGAATTTTAAAGATCTACTTGAGAATGCAGAACTTACTGAAGAAGTAAAATCTGCTCTTCAAGAAGCATGGGATTCTAGAATCGCTGAAGCAAGAGAAGAACTAACTGCGGAACTTAGAGAAGAGTTTGCACAAAGATACGAGCATGACAAAGGTCAAATCGTTGAAGCAATGGACAAATTCATCTCAGAAAAAATAGAAGCAGAAATGTCCGCTATTGCTGAAGAAAAAGAATCACTTGCAAGTGATCGTGTTAAGTATCACAAAGCCATTAGTGAGCATGCCAAAGTTTTAGATAAATTTGTAACTAAAATGGTTGCAAAAGAAGTCAAAGAACTTAGAGCAGATAGAGCCAGAGTAGGTGAGCATGTGGCAAAATTAGATGATTTTGTAACAGAGCAACTTGCTAGTGAACTATCCGAGTTCCACGAAGACAAAAAAGGTCTTGTAGAACAGAAAGTCAAAATGGTAAGAGAAGGCAAGAAGCAATTAGCAGAAGCCAAGAAAGACTTTATTAAGAAAGCCGCTGACAAAGTTGAAAACGTTGTCAACAAGGTTATTACTAATGAAGTAAGTTCTTTCCGTGATGACATTACTAAGGCTCGTGAGAACGATTTCGGTCGCAGAATTTTTGAAGCATTTGCAAATGAGTATGGCGTAAGTTATCTCAATGAAGCAAAAGAAATCAAGAAAGTACAGAAACAAATCGCTGAGTTGGAAACTAAACTTAACGAATCTCAGAAAGCAATTTCAGAGAAAGAAGAAGCAGTTAAATTAACTGAGTCTAAGTTAAGAGTAGCAGAAGATCGTTATGCTCGTAAAGAGAAACTTAACGAACTAATGGCTCCACTTGGCAAAGAGAAGAAAGAAATTATGTCTGATTTACTTGAAAGTGTTAAAACAGAAAAATTGGAAGAGTCCTTTAACAAGTACTTACCTTCAGTTTTAGATGGCGAAACACCAAGAGCGAAAAAGACGTTGTCAGAATCAGTTACTAGTGAGCACACTGGTAATAAGGCAACTGTAAAAGCAGAAGCCAATGACAAAGCGGATGGTGTTGTAGAAATCGACATGATCCGTAAATTAGCCGGACTTTCAAAATAATAGGAGTTAGAAATGGCAGATTTATTTGAAAGCAACTGGTCCGCAACTAAAGACGCTTTGCTAGAAGGCCTTTCTGGAAACAGAAAATCTTCATTAGATGTGGTCCTCGAAAATACCAAAAGATATTTGTCAGAGGCCGCAACAGCAGGTGCCACAGGTGCAGGCTCAGTAGCAACATTAAACAAAGTTATGTTACCTTTAATTAGAAGGGTTATGCCTTCAGTTATTGCTAACGAACTAGTAGGTGTTCAACCTATGACTGGTCCAGTAGGACAAATCCACACACTAAGGGTCAGATATGCTGAAACTGGTGGTGGCGCAAGTGCAGGTGACGAGGCTTTAAGTCCGTTCCAACTTGCTAACTCATATGCTGGTTCTCCAGATGCAACAGCATCTGCTGAAGGATTAGCAGGTAGAAAAATGAGCATTCAAATCTTAAAAGAAACCGTTGAAGCAAAAACAAGACGTTTAAGTGCTAGATGGACTTTTGAGGCAGCTCAAGATGCAGAAGCAATGCATGGTGTTGACGTTGAAGCAGAAATTATGCAGGCATTAGCTCAAGAAATCGTAGTTGAAATCGACCAAGAAATTATCGGTTCACTAAGAACTCTTGCAGGTGCAGGTACACCTCTTGACTTCAAAGGATCAGCATTAATCGGTAGACCAGCATACGTTGGTGACAGACATGCTCTTCTAGCAATCGAGATCAACAGAGCGGCTAACAGAATCGCGGCTAGAACAAGACGTGGTGCTGGTAACTATATCGTTGTATCTCCAGAAGCATTGACAATCCTACAAAGTGCGTCAACTTCAACATTTGCTAGAACAACTGAAGGTTCTTTTGAAGCACCTACAAACACTAAGTTTGTTGGTACATTAAACGGAACAATCAGAGTTTTCGCAGACAACTACGCGGCTGACGGTACTAAAGTACTAGTTGGTTACAAAGGTTCAAGCGAAACTGATGCTCCAGCATTCTACTGTCCTTATATCCCTCTAATGTCAACAGGCCCAGTAATGGATCCTGCTACATTTGAACCAGTAGTAAGTTTCATGACCAGATATGGTTATAAAGAACTTACAAACACTGCAAGTTCATTGGGTAACGCGGCAGACTACGTGGATGCAATTAGTTTAACTAACGTTGTATTCCAGTAAGCCGAAACTTACAGGAAAAGAAGAGCCC